GGGCAATATCAAGAGCACAACTAGTTAAAGAACTAGAGCCAGGTCTGAATGCACTATTCGGTCTGGAATACAAAAGGTATGATAATCAGCACGCTGAGATTTATACTACAGAGTCATCAGACAGAGCTTTCGAAGAGGAAGTAATGTTATCTGGCTTTGCAAACGCAGATGTAAAAGCAGAAGGGGCTGGCGTATCATACGATGATGCACAAGAAACTTATACTGCTAGATACACTATGGAAACGATCGCTTTAGCTTTCGCTATCACAGAAGAAGCAATAGAGGACAACCTTTATGACAGACTTTCTTCTAGATACACAAAAGCTTTAGCAAGATCTATGTCCAATGCTAAAGAAGTTAAAGGTGCAGCACCTTTGAATAATGGTTTACCAGCAATCGCAGCTGGAACTGCTTTTCAAACAGGTGACGGCGTTAACTTATTCTCTACAGCTCACCCAACAATTGCGGGTAACGTAGCGAACACTTTAGCAACGCAGGCGGACTTAAACGAAACTTCATTAGAAACAGCATTGATCGACATTGCTAAAATAACTGATGAAAGAGGTTTAAGAATCGCAGCAAAAGGAGTTAAAATGATAATTCCTTCTGCTAATCAGTTCAACGCTGAAAGACTTATGAAGTCTCAAGGTAGAACTCAAACTGCGGATAATGATATCAATGCAATCAACAGTATGGGAATGATTCCTCAAGGTTACAGAGTGAACAATTTCTTAACTGACCCTGATTCATTCTACATTATCACTGACGTTCCAAATGGTATGAAAATGTTCTCAAGAACTCCATTGACAACTTCAATGGAAGGAGACTTTGATACTGGAAACGTAAGATACAAAGCTAGAGAAAGATACGCTTTCGGCGCTTCTGACTTTAGAGGTATCTTCGGTGTTGAAGGTGCGTAAGCAATAAATAAATAATTTTGTGGCGGAACACAGTTCCGCCACATTTTCTAAATATGGTGAGAAATATGAGGAAATTCCTAGTAAAAATACATGCGTATCAATATAGTACAGAATTTAAAGTTCTGGCTGAAGATAATGTTGAATCTATTGAAAATTCAATAGTTGACAAACTAGGAGATAAGAGTATAAAATGGGAATATCTTGGAGAAATGAATGATCCCAAGATTAATAGAATAACCTATGAGGAGGTTATAAATGGAGATGCAAACACATCTGATAGACCTTTACACACAGAAGAAGGGTCTAGATCTAGAATGGGAGCAGGAGCATCTTAAGGAGGGTAGATATACTCTCAATATGGTTAGAATTGACAGAAAAGTCAGAGAAGTAATTAGCCATATAAAAATAGCAGAAGCTAAAAAAGAGCATTTGCAAAATAAGATAGACGACGCTGCCCCCGAAGTTTCTGTAGCTACTTAATCAAAAGCTACATCGTTGGAAAAAATCCACTCCACATTACAGGCTCTCTTGCGCTCTACTAAAATGTAGTGTATAGTTTTTACACTATACAATTTAAAACGATATATAGACGCGTATAGTCGACGGCCTAGAGACTATATATCATAACTAGGAAAAGGAGAAAAATTATGGCAAATACTACATTTAATGGTCCAGTACGTTCGGATAATGGATTTGAAACAATATCTAAAAACGCAACTACAGGAGTAGTAACTATTGAAGCGGATTACAATGTAAGACCTAACTTCAGAGCATCTATTGATAACAGCACATTTGCAGGAGCAGGTGGAGCAACTGATACTTTAACAGTACAACAATCAGGAACTACATTTATTGTAAATGGAACAGCAAACAATGTTGTTAACATGCCTGCGCTTAGCACAGATAACGTAGGAACTGTTTATCATTTTGTTTTAACTACTGCTGTTGGCGGTGGTGTTACAACTACTTTTGTTTTACCAGGAGCTGGTGTATCAAACTTTTTTGGTATGATCCAACTTGTGTCTGGAACAGCAGCTAACCCAGTTGCTGATATAGCAGGTGATACAATTACTATGGTTAACTCAACCGTAGCAGGAGCAAGACTCACTCTTAAGTGTTTAACTGACGATGGAACAAACTCTACTTGGAAAGCAGATTGTTTAAGTACACCGGTAATGACTATCGCGTAATAATTAATTTAGTGTGGGCTTCGGCCCACACAAATTTTAAGGAGAATAAAATATGGGAAATGGAATAGTAAGTCCTAAAAGTAAAACATTAGTCCCTGCTACAACATCAGCGGACGATGATTCTATTGCGGCTGCACAAACATTAGGTGGTGCTGGTGATATGACTCTTGCTGGAACAGCATCTAGTTTTGCTGACGCGGGAGTAGGATTATTTGTTACAATAACTGGAGATGGTTCAACTAATTTAACTGGAGTTAATTTTACAATTACTGGAACAAACGCTTTAGGGCATGAATGTTCAGAAGTTCGTCCTGGACCTAACGGAGCAGCAACAGTAACGACTACATTAAAATTTAATACTGTAACTCAAATAGCTGTAAGTGGTGGAACTACTACAGCGGTAAGAGCCGGAAATGCAGCAGGATCAGCAGGATCTGAACAAAGCATTTTTAATTCTAGAACTAGATTAAGAGAATTATTTGGTACAACTGCAGCAACAGCTAATACGGTTACTACATTTTTTAATGGTGGTGAATCACAAGGTAATCAATTATTTGCTGTACAAAATCCTGTAGCAACTCAGACATTAATTAATCCAGCGTCAGCGCATGGAGGAATACTGGCTGATGAAGGTTTATCAGTTAATTTACCAACTAATAGTTTTGTGAGTTTAACAGTATACTACGACGGGTAGGTACTCATGGCGAATACTACTTCACAGTCCTACGGTTTTGATCAGGACTTTTCAATCGATGAGATTATTGCAGATGCATACGAACGTCTGGGTTTAGTCGGTACAGCCGGTCATCAAATTAAAACTGCAAGAAGATCGTTAAACATTCTTTTTCAAGAATGGGGAAATAGAGGAATACATTTTTGGGAAGTAGGAAATACAAATGTTAATTTAATTGTAGGTTCATCAACAAACATTGATGCAACAGCTGAGGGTTCTGGAATCTATACTTTTTATAGAAATTCTTCAGATGTTCCTGGAGGAGGAGAACCACCTCAAGCTACAACAGTTCCAACAGCAAATGTTTATGGTATTTCAGATATTTTAAATGTCACTTATAGACAAAATTATAATACTACATCACAATCTGACATTGGTTTAACTAAAGTTGCAAGAGATGCATATTCAGCAACAGCAAACAAAGCGTCACTTGGAACACCTTCACAATTTTGGGTACAAAGATTTATAGATAAAGTTACAATCACTATTTATCCTTTACCAAATGCAACTGCTGCTTCTAATTTTTTAAATGTTTATTACGTTAAAAGAATTCAAGATGCAGGAGCATATACTAACGCAAGTGATTCACCTTTTAGATTTATACCATGCATGATTTCAGGTCTTGCATATTATTTATCTATGAAGTTTGCACCACAAAGAACACAGGAGATGAAGTTGTTGTACGAGGATGAATTAGCAAGAGCATTATCAGAAGATGGTTCTCCAGCTAGCACATACATTACTCCGAAAACATACTATCCAAATGTATAATGGCTAGATTCGCAAAAGGTAGTAGAGCATTAGCAATATCTGATAGATCAGGTGCAGCATTTCCGTATAGAGAAATGGTAAAAGAGTGGACAGGTGCGTGGGTACATATTTCTGAATTTGAACCTAAACAACCACAATTAGAACCACATCCAATAGGAGCTGATCCACAAGGATTACAACATGCAAGACCTGCAAGAGTAGAATTTGCAGTGCAAGATATTTTACCTGAAAACCCATTTACAACAACAGCTGCTTCTCAAACTTTAAGCGTGTCTTATCCTTCTAATCAAATAAATTATGGAACTACGTATGTTAGATTTCAATCAGTTAAAACTACAGTAGGTGGTGTTGCAATATCTACTCTAGAATTATCAGCAGAATTAAATGGTGCAATTAATGATACTGTTACTAATATAGATTTAGATGATGCATCACAATTTCCTACAGCTGGATTTATTGTTATAGAAAAAATAAATTCTACAAGTGGAGCATATGAAAATGAAACTGTTCAATATGCAAATAAAGTAGGAAATCAATTACAGAATTGCACACGTGGAACAGCAGCTCCTTTTCGAGGAATAACATTAGCTAATACATCTGCTCAATCTCATGCAGATAAAGCAAAGGTATTTGGTTCTTATTTAGCAACTGCAATTGCAACAACAGAAACAACAGGTGCTCAACCTGCTACAAGAACATTATATAATTCAATAACGGTGCCTTTAGTTAATAATGCTGGAAGCACAGAAACAGCAGGCGGTTTTCAATGTACAATTGGACCGGTTAATGATAGAGGTTAATTATGGCATATAGTTATTCAGATTTAACAACAGATATTAGAAATTATACAGAGGTAGATTCTAATGTATTTACTGCTGCTATTATAAATGGATTTATTCGTAATGCTGAACACCGAATAAATTTAGATTGCCCTATGGATTCCGATAGATTTCAAGATCAAGCTCAATTTGCTACAGATTTTAATTCAATTACTATGCCTACTGGTTTGTTGTTTGTTCGAGGTATTCAAGTTTATGATTCAACAACAGCTACTACAGGAGAAGGAGTTTGGTTAGAAAGACGTGATCAAACTTTTATATCTGAATATATTGGAGAGTTAACAGGCACTGAAGGAAGTCAAACAGGTCAAGATACAACAGGACTCCCTAAATATTATTCTATGTATGGTGGTGCCACTACGGGAACTACTTCAGCTACTTCAGGAGCTATATACGTGGCTCCTACACCAGACAAAAATTATCAATATATTATTCATTATAATGCCATGCCAACTAGTTTAGAGACGGCTACGAGTGGTACTTATGTAAGTAATTATTTTCCACAAGGTCTACTTTATGCATGTTTAGTGGAGGCATATGGATTTTTAAAAGGTCCCACTGATATGTTGACATTATACGAACAGAAGTATAAAACTGAACTACAAAAGTTTGCAGCAATGCAAATTGGAAGAAGAAGACGAGACGATTACACGGATGGTACAATTAGAATTCCAATCCAGTCAGCGCCTCAGTAATTAGGAGATTTTTATGACAATAACATCGGCAATTTGTAACAGCTTTAAACAAGAAATTTTAGTAGAAGGTCACAATTTTACAAATGGTACAGACACATTTAAAATTGCTTTGTATTCAAGTAACTCAGCATCACTAAGTAAATCAACTACAGCTTACACTGCACCCGCAGATGGTACAGCAGATCCAACTAACACTTATGAAGTAACTTCAACTTCTTCTGGATATACAACTGGTGGAAATAGTTTAACAAGCACAACTCCAGCTTTATCTGGTGACACTGCTTGTTGTAAATTTGCGGATACAAGTTGGGGTTCATCAGCTTCTTTTACAGCAAGAGGTTGTTTAATTTATAATTCAAGTAATTCTAACAAAGCGGTTTGTGCAATTAATTTTGGTGGAGACAAAACTGTAACTAGTGGAACTTTTACAATTCAATTTCCAGCACAGACAGCAGGAAACGCAATCATACAGATAGCATAGGAAGGTCACCATGCCCACTGTTACAGAAGGATGGGGCCGACTTACCTGGGGACAGGCAGGTTGGAATGATGCTCAAACTATTGAACAAGGTTGGGGTCGTGAGACTTGGAATTATCAAGCATGGGGTGATACACCTATTGTTACACTAACAGGACTTTCAGCTACAACATCACTTGGAATACCAACAGAATTAATTGAAATAAAACCTGGTTGGGGCACACTTAACTGGGGTGAAAACGGTTGGGGATCAGTTGAGTCAGCAGTATTTAATTTAACTGGTTTAAGTGCAACAACAACTCTTGGAACAATTACTCCCGCAGACGTTGTTGGATTAACAGGTCTATCTGCTACATCTACATTAAATTCTTTATCATCAGTTAAATCAGATCTTACATTTACACTTACAGGTTTAGGATTAGTATCTTCACATGGATTATTAACAGAGGATGATCATTCAGTAGGTTTATCTGGTCAGTCTGCTACATCGACAGTTGGATCACTATCGCCTGCAGATATAATGGGAGTGACAGGTCAGTCTGCTACAACAAGTTTAGGAACTTTAAGTTTTACTTCTAATCCTCTTATTGCAGTAACTGGTTTATCAGCTACAACAACTCTTGGTTCTATAGAATCTTTACCAGTAACATTAGTAACGCCAACAGGTCAATCATTGACATCTGCTATAGGAACTGTAACAACTACTCAATTATCTAATGTATTTCCAGAGGGTCAAGTTGCTACTACAAGCTTAAATGACACCGGTATTATATTAAAATATTATCACAGGTTGACTCCAAAAACGAGTGGAGGATATACAAGAGAAACTGCTAAAACTAGCACAGGATATACAAGGAAAAATCCTAAAACTAGCACAGGATATACAAGGAAAAACCCTGCATAATTATGTTTGACTTAAAACTAAATTACCAATATAAATAACATTAATTAGGAGAATTAAACAATGGCTTCATCATACACACCTCTTGGCGTTGAATTAATGGTAACTGGCGAAAATGCTGGTACATGGGGAACAAAAACTAATAATAATTTATCACTTATTGAGCAGTTGACTAGTGGTTATTCAGCTTTATCTATTGCAGGTGGAGCAGGAACTCAAGCATTAGACATTGATGATGGAGCTTTAACAGGAACAGGTCAATTTAGAATGATTGAGTTTACAGGAACTATTTCTGGAAATAGAATTATAACTATTCCAAATGATGTAGAAACTTTTTACATGTTGAGAAATACAACTTCTGGAGCTTATACAGTTCAGTTTAAATATGCAACTGGTTCAGGATCATCTGTTACATTTGCAACTACAGATAAAGGTGACAAATTAGTTTTTGCATGTGCGGATGATGGCACAAATCCAAATATTAAAGATTTATCAATTGGTACAACTTCACCAGCTGGAACAACTGGTCAAGTACAAATTAACAGTTCAGGCTCTTTTGGAGCAGTTGCTGAAGGAACTAGCGGTTTTGTATTAACATCAAATGGCTCAGCAGCAGCCCCAACTATGCAAGCCCCTGCGGTTTCTGTAGGAAAAGCTATTGCAATGGCAATAGTTTTCGGGTAAAAACAGTAAAGGAAAATAAATTATGGCGAACCCAAATATAGTAAATGTAGCAACAATCAATGGTGGTAACCTTGGTTTTAATTTATCAAACACTTTAACAGCAACTTTATTAACAGTTGGAGCAGACGTAATCGTAAAAGTAAATAGAATTACAGTAGCAAACGTAGACGGATCATCAGCTGCTGATGTAAATTTATTTGTAGACGGGATGGGCAATGGTGCAACAGGAATTACTGCTACAGGTTCTGCAACAGTCTATCTAGCAAAAACAGTTTCAGTCCCGGCTGACGCAACGTTAGTCATTTCGGACACACCTATCTATTTAATGGAAGGTGATATATTAAAAGGTGGAGCGAGTGCTTCAGGTGACCTAGACTTATTTATTTCATACGAAGTATTAAACGACGCGTAGGAGGTAGACGGCTATGGCTAATGGCGGAATTATCGGACCTACTCAAACAGTTACAGCATCTGTACCTGGAACAACAACTACATTCAACGCAAACGGTACACTAACAACTCAACCTGCAACTACTTCAGTTAATGTTTTAGTTATAGCTGGAGGAGGAGGTGGCACTAGAGATAGAGGTGGTGGAGGTGGAGCAGGTGGTTATAGATTTTGTACTTCTATTCCTGTTTCAGGAGCTTCTCCTTATACAATTGTAGTTGGTGGTGGAGGTGCGGCTGGAAGCCCCTCAGCTTGTAGAGGATCTACAGGTAATAATTCAAGTTTTGCACCCGGCACACCAATAGAATTTACATCAAATGGTGGTGGTGGTGGAGGAACTGGTGGCGGTGCTCCATGTAAAGCTGGAGTTAATGGTGGTTCTGGTGGAGGTGGAGGCGGTATTGCAGCTCCAGCTAATGTGGCTGGGTCAGGAAATACTCCTTCAACAAGTCCATCACAAGGAAATAATGGTGGAGCTGGAAACGGAACAGAATCAGGTCCCAAAAATAGAGGTGGTGGTGGCGGTGGAGGTGCAGGTGGCGCAGGTACTACTGCAACTACAACACAAGAAGGAAATGGTGGAAATGCATCTAATGCTTGGCCAGGAGATTGTACAGCAAGAGCTGGTGGTGGCGGCGGTGGTGGACAAAGTTCAGCTTCATCAGCTGGAGGTGGTGGCGGTGGTGCTGGAACTACTGGACCAACTGGAGCACAAAATGGAACTAATAATACAGGCGGTGGCGGTGGTGGTTCAGGAGATGGCACTGCTGGATCTGGTGGACCAGGTGTAGTTATTGTTGCAGAACCCCCAGTACCAGCAAAAGCACCAGGTGTTTGGCAAATGAATACAGTATACGAATTTGTAAAAGCAGGTAATTGGGTATAAAATATAGACAAATGATTTATAATAAAGTATAAATAAATTTTAAGGAGATAAAAATTATGGCACATTTTGCAGAATTAGATAGTTCAAACAAAGTTTTAAGAGTAGTGGTTGTTGGAAATGACGTTGCAACAGCTGATGGACCTTTGGGAGAAAACGACATGCATGTTGATGGAGAAACATGGTGTGTAAATTTTTTTAAGGGTGGAAACTGGAAACAAACTTCTTACAATCACAATTTTAGAAAACAATATGCAGGCAAAGATTATACTTATGACTCTGCAAAAGATAAATTTATTTCACCTCAACCTTACGCATCTTGGTCATTAGATTCAAATGACGATTGGCAAGCACCAATAACTTATCCAACAGTTACAGAAGAAGGTGATGTAAAATATTTTATTTCATGGAACGAATCAAAATACAACGCTGACAACGCTAAAGGTTGGGAAGCAATAAAATCAAACGACGACGCGGAAACCAAAACAATTTACGATTGGAATGGCACAATTTGGGTGTCCGCATAGGAGGACATTAAAATGCCAAGAGGCAGCGCAAATCAAAATGGTGGTATTTTAGGAAAAGTTAATAAAACTTCTTTCGGAAAAAATAAAATTACATCTACTACATCTACAGGAAATTTTACAACACAACCCGGTACAACTGTACTAAATGTTGCAGTTGTTGGTGCCGGTGCAGGTGGTGGAGCTGGAGGCACACGAGGAGGTGGCGGTGGTGGAGCTGGTGGTTTTCAATCTTCTAATTGTATTTCTGTGTGTGGAAACACAGCTTATCCAGTAACTATTGGTGGCGGTGGTGCCGGAGCAAATAGTGATGGTAAAGGAACTGATGGAGGTAATACTGTTGGATTTTGTTTAACAAGCCCAGGTGGTGGTGCTGGCGGTGGTCAAGGTTCACTTCCTGGAAACTCAGGAGCTTCTGGTGGTGGAGGAGGATCAGGACCAGGAGGAGCAGGATGTGGTGGTACAGGTGGGCCTCTTGGTAATGCTGGTGGAAATGGACACCCTTCTTATACTGGTGGTGGCGGAGGTGGAGCTGGAGCAGTAGGCTCAAATTCAACTTCAAGCGCTGGTGGTAATGGTGGAGCAGGATTATCTTTTGAATGCACAACATATGCAGGAGGCGGAGGTGGTGCTGAAGGAACAGGAGCAGATGGAGGTTGTGGTGGATCAGGTGGTGGTGGACCAGGATCAAAATCACCAGGACCATGTGGTGCTGTACCTAAAGGAGTAGCAGGAGATCCAGGATCAGGTGGAGGTGGTGGCGGAGCTAACTCTACACCAGGAACACCCGGTCAAGCAGGTGGACAAGGTGGTGGTGGAGCTGTCGTAACAAAAGAATTAGATAAAGCAAGTGGTGTGTGGTCAATGCAAAGTCAATTTCAAGCTAGAAAATCTAATTCATGGCCTTCAACATTCGCATTAGTTGATTACATGGTAGTCGCTGGTGGTGGATCAGGTGGTGTAGGAGAAGGTGGTGGAGGCGGTGGCGGTGGTTATCGAGCTACTGGTTTTGGACCATCCCCATTACAAGCATGTACATTAGATTTTTCAGTTGGAGAAGTATTTACAGTAACAGTTGGTGCTGGAGCAGCAGGTTATCCTTATCCAAGTGCACCGAATGGTCATGGATCTAGAGGAAGTGACTCTGTTCTAGCAAGTCCAAATATGACTACAATAACATCAACAGGTGGTGGAGGTGGTAAGAATAATAGTCCTACTAGTTCACCCGTGGCCCCTGGAGGTTCTGGTGGTGGAGGTGGTGCAAGCAATAGCAATCCTGGAGGTAGTGGTAATACACCTCCAACTGATCCACCTCAAGGTAGAGATGGTGGTGCTGGAGCACACAGTTCTGGACATGGTTCAGGTGGTGGAGGTGGTGGAGCAACTGCTGTAGGTCAAGTTGGACAAACATCATCAGGTGGTGGAGATGGAGGTGCAGGAGCACCTAACAATATTTATGGTGGTTACGGAATTGGATATGCAGGTGGTGGAGGTGCTGCATCTGAAAATGCAGGTGGAGGAACCTCTCCTTGCGGATCAGGTGGTAGTGGAGGAAAAGGAAGACCAACTGGAGCAACTTGTGGATCAGGTAATCCAGGAGTTGTTAACACTGGTGGTGGAGGTGGTGGAGCAAATGTTTGTTGCACTTCATCTGGAGCCGGTGGATCGGGAGTTGTTATACTTAGAGCACCTTCTAGTTATATTTTTTCAACAACAACACCAAGTGCATCCCCGTCGTCTACTCCAACAACTAACGAAGGATTTATGGCTCCTTGTGGAGCACAAGGTGCAAGATTTGTTGCATCAGGAACAGGAACATTAAAATCAATAGCATGTGGTGTAGCAGGAGATTTCTTAGTTGTAGGTGGTGGAGGAGGATCAGCTAATGACTTTTCTGGTGGAGGTGGAGCCGGAGGTGTAAGACATTCTTTCGGAGTTCCAGGTCAAACACCTTTTACAGTTCACCCAGGAAGTTATGGAGTTATAATTGGTGGAGGTGGATCTGCTGCTCCAAGTGGATCAGCTGTGGCTACTTCTGGAAATGACTCATCTTTTTATGGAATTATAGGATTTGGTGGTGGAAGAGCAGGAATGCAAAATGGACCGGGACGAAGTGGTCTAACATCTGGTGCTTCCGGAGGATCTGGTGGTGGTGGAACAACTATACCACCAGGTTGTGCAGCTAATGGTGGTTCAGGAAACACACCTCCATTTAGTCCACCTCAAGGAAATGCAGGTGGAAGAGGTAGATTTACTTCAGGTAACGTATCAGCAGGAGGTGGTGGAGGAGCTGGTGGAGCAGGAGCATGTGGAACTTCATCTGGTTCAGGAAATGGCGGAGCTGGTGGTGTTGGAATACCAAGTACTATTACAGGATCTGATGTTTCATACGCAGGTGGTGGAGGTGGAGCAGGAGAAGATGTAGCTGGAGGAGCTTCTCCATGTGGAACAGGTGGAGCAGGAGCAACTGGATCAGGAGCAGGAACAGCAGGAACAACTAATAGAGGTGGTGGAGCCGGAGGTGGTGGGTCAGGAGCCGGAGCTGCAGGTGGACCAGGAGTTGTAATTTTAAGATTCCCTGGACCAACATGTGTGGCAGCAAGTCCTAGCCCAGCTAACCCAGTAGCAACTTTACCGGGACCAGCAGGTGGTTGTAAAGTAGCAACTTTTACAGTTTCAGGAACGTTGACAATATCATAACAAATGTTATATTAAGTTTATAAAGATATATGAACTTAACAAATTATTATTGGTATTTTCAAAATGCTATTCCTCATAGAATATGTGATGATATTGCAAGATATGGAAAATCTATACAAGATCAAATGGCAGTTACTGGTGGTTATGGTGATAGAAAATTAAGTCAAAAACAAATAAAAGATTTAAAAAAGAAAAGAGATTCTAATATTGTTTGGATGAATGATAGATGGATATATAAAGAAATTCAACCTTATATTCATCAAGCAAATGCTAATGCGGGTTGGAACTTTCAATGGGATTTTTCTGAGTCTTGTCAATTTACAAAATATGTAAAAGGACAATACTATGATTGGCATTGTGATAGTTGGGACAAACCTTATCAACGACAAGAAGGCGCTCCAGATCATGGAAAAATTAGAAAATTATCTGTAACTGTTACATTATCTGATCCTAAAGAATATAAAGGTGGAGAATTAGAATTTGATTTTAGAAATTTAGATCCTGACAAACCTGGAAAACCTGTAAAGTGTAAAGAAATATTACCTAAAGGATCTTTAGTTGTATTTCCTTCGTTTGTGTGGCACAGAGTATGTCCAGTTAAAAAGGGAGAAAGAAAAAGTTTAGTAATATGGAATTTAGGATGGCCATTTAAATGAAAAAGAAAAAAATTAAAATAAAAAAAAATAAAGATTTAAGTTATCCTAAACAATTACAAAAAGAAGATGTTTTTAAATGTCCTATTTGGTTTGCTGATGAACCAGCTTTTGTTAATGATTTAAATAAAGCATCAGATAAATATATTGAAGAATCTAAAAAAACATCAAAACCAGGTATTGATAAACGTAACAAAAAATATGGTGACAAAGGTGATATGGGTCATGTATTTCATTCTACAACATTAATAGGAGACCCTAATTTTAATCAATTAATAAATTACGTAGGCGCAACATCACATAATTTATTAAATGAAATGGGTTTTGATTTAACTAATTTTCAAATATTTACCACTGAAATGTGGGTTCAAGAATTTGCTCAAAAAGGTGGCGGACATCATACATTACATACACATTGGAATGGTCATATGTCTGGTTTTTATTTTTTAAAAGCTGGTGAAGAAACATCACTTCCAATTTTTGAAGATCCAAGACCAGGTAATGTTATGAATCTTTTACCAGAAAAAAATAGAACAGAAATAACATATGCATCATCTCAAATTAATTATGCAGTTAAACCAGGTAGAATGATATTTTTTCCATCTTATATGCCACATCAATATGCAGTAGATATAGGGTATAAACCATTTAGATTTATACATTGGAACTGCCAAGCAATACCCAAAGGAGTATTAAATGTCGTTTAAAAATAATAAATATAGTGTTTTAAAAAATGCAATATCAAAAGAACTAGCAGAGTTTGTTTACAAATATTTTTTAAATAAAAGAAATGTATCAAAGTTTTTATTTGATCAAAGATATATATCTCCATTTACAGAATACTGGGGCATATGGAATGATGAACAAGTTCCAAACACATACTCACATTATGGTGACATAGCTATGGAAACTTTATTACAAGAAGTAAAACCTGTTATGGAAAAACACACCGGACTTAAATTAAGTCCTACATATTCCTATGCAAGAATTTATAAAAAAGGAGATGTGTTAGCTAGACACAAAGATAGATACTCGTGTGAAATATCTACCACATTAAATTTAGGTGGTGATCCATGGCCTATCTATTTAGATCCAACAGGAAAAAAAGGTCAAGCAGGTGTTAAAGTAAATCTTAAACCAGGTGACATGTTAATATATTCTGGTTGTGATCTTGAACATTGGAGAGAAGAATTTATTGGCAAAGATTGTGGACAAGTATTTTTACATTATAACAAAGCCAATTCTAAAATGGCTAAAGAAAATTATCTAGATAAAAGACTTTTATTAGGTTTACCTGCTTGGTTTAAAGGCTTTACATTACCTAAAAAATAGTTTATAAAATAAGCTTGCAGGGGGATGATCCACCACAGATTCCCTCTGCTTTAACCGTTTGAATTTCCTTACAATCTGATATAAACCTAATAAACAGGATTTTTATATGTTACAAAAACTAGGTTTTTTACCCGGATTCAATAAACAAGTTACATCTACCGGCGCCGAATCTCAATGGACAGGCGGTGAAAATGTACGTTTTAGATATGGCACACCTGAAAAAATAGGTGGTTGGACCCAATTAGGAGAGTCTAAACTTACAGGTGTAGCAAGAGGTTTACATCATTTTGTTAATACAGCTTCTACTAAATTTGCAGCCATAGGAACTAATAGAATTTTATATGTATATTCTGGTGGAGTGTTTTATGATATACATCCTTTAACTAATCCATCAGGCACAGCTATTACTAATGCTTTTAGCACAGTTAATAACAGTCCAACGGTCACTATTACATTTTCTACTTCACATAATTTTGTAGCAGGAGACATAATATTATTTGGTGATGCTTCTACATTCTCAGCTATTACCAACTCTAATTTTGGAGCTGCTGATTTTGCTGACAAAAAATTTATGGTAACATCTGTACCTACTGCAACCACAATTACTATTACTATGCCAAGTGTTGAAACTGGAAGTGGTGCGACTACTTCTGGAGGCATTACTTATTATCAATACTATCACGTAGGACCAGCAGAACAAGTTGGTGCTTTTGGGTGGGGTATAGCATTATGGGGTGGAAGTGTATTAGGATCAGCAACTACAACATTAAATGGAGCATTAGCTGATGATACTAATGGTAATAATTCGTCAGCTACAGAAATTACATTAGCTAGTGTTACAGGATTTCCTACAACAGGAACTAATTATGTTCAGGTTGGTGCTGAAGAAATATCTTACACAGGAATTTCTGGTTTAAAATTAACAGGAATTACTAGAGCAGTAAGAGGTTCAACTAGATCTTCACATTCAAATGGTGCAACTGTAACTAATACTTCTAGCTGGACTGGATGGGGATCACCAGCAGCCAACACCGATAAAGTAACAGATCCTGGTTTATGGTCATTAGATAATTTAGGTACAACACTTATTGCACTTATACATAATGGAGAGTGTTTTCAATGGGATGGTGATGCAACTAATGCGACTGCAACAAGAGCCACTATTATAACAGGTGCACCCACTGCATCTAGAGATATGTTAGTATCTACTCCCGATCGTCACTTAGTGTTTTTTGGCACAGAAAAAACTATTGGAGATAAAACTACACAAGATGATATGTTTATAAGATTTTCGTCTCAAGAAGATATAAATACTTATACTCCTACAGCAACCAATAGTGCTGGTACACAAAGACTGGCTGACGGATCACGGATCATGGGAGCTAAACTTGGTAGAAATGCAATATATATTTGGACTGATACAGCTTTATTTACCATGCGTTTTGTTGGAACTCCATTTACATTTGCTTATGAACAAGTTGGAACTAACTGTGGATTAATAGGTATGAATGCAGCCGTAGAGGTAGATGGTGCTGCATATTGGATGTCTGAAAATGGTTTTTTTAGATTTACTGGTAAGCTAGAATCTATGGATTGTTTAGTAGAGGATTATGTTTATGATGATTTAAATACAACATCTAATCAATTAATTTACGCAGGTATTAATAATTTGTTTGGTGAAATTACTTGGTTTTATCCAACGTCTACATCTAATATAGTTAATAGAGCAGTTACATATAGTTATTTAGATTCAACAGCTAAAAGACCTATATGGTTTACTAATGCAAATAGTTTATTTCCTAGAAGCACTTGGGAAGATTCTGCCGTATTTGGTTTACCTCATGGAACAAAATACAATCCAGACAATGATACATCTTTTGATGTAACTGGAAACACAGATGGAATTACAATTTATTTTGAACATGAAACAGGGGTTAATCAATTAGAAGCTGGAGCAGTAACTACGGCAATACCAGCAAATATTACTTCTGGAGATTATGATATTACACAAAAAGTTATTAGAGGAGCTGCAACTAATATGGCGGACCTTAGAGGTGATGGTGAAAATATTATGAGAGTTAGTAGAATTGTTCCTGATTTTATTTCTCAACAAGGTAATACAATTGTACAATTAGATTTAAGAAATTATCCTAATAATACAGCAGCTAGTTCATCATTAGGACCATTTACTATAACATCAGCTACAACAAAAGTAGATACACGAGCACGAGCTAGAGCTATTGCTTTAACGGTATCTAATACAGCTGTTGATACTAGTTGGAAATTAGGAACGTTTAGATTAGATATACATGCAGGAGGAAGAAGATAATGGCAAAAATAGTACAAACATTAACTAGAGCGAGTGCGGAGTATGAAGAAGATGTAGCACAGTCTTTAATTAGAGATTTAGATGCTGTGTTAGAAAAATTAAATAGTACGTTTCAAGAAGAATTAAAACAGGAGATAGAAGCTAGAGCTTTCTTTATTGAATAATGGCAGTAGTAAATCAATATAAATTTTATGGTAAAGCTACAACTGCGGCTGAAACAGTTAATATGTTATCTCCAGCAGTTAATGAAACTATAATTATTAAATCATTAAGGGTAACTAATAAATCTGGTTCAAATACTCCTACTATTAGTATCTTAGACAACGGGTTTTTTGTTATTAATACACAACAATTAGCAACAAATACAAGTGTAGAAATACTAACTCTTCCTTTAATAGTAGAAGGCGGAACAATTTTAAAGTATACTACAGCAGGAACTATGAGTGATGGCGTAGATATTGCCATTAGTTATTTAAATATAGTGAAGGAAGTAACAACATAATGATAGAACTAAAACCAGAAAAAATAATAACAACAATTAAAAACAAGAAAACAGGTGAAGTTTACGAGACTGAAGAAGCTTTAAAAGCTGCTAATATACCTGAAGAGGACGTGCAAAGAGATGTAACAGTTATCATGCCACCTCTTGATTTGTTTGGAAAAACACAGTAAAAGGAGATACTATGGAAGAAAAAATTTCAATGAGAGAATCAATAGAAACAGGGGCACCTAATATTAAATATAATAGAGGTGACATTAGAATGGGTATGGAAGAAGATACTCAAGGCAGACAAATAGCGGCAGAAATATGGTCACAAATGGAGCCACAACAAAAAGCTCAGTTTGTTAGTTTCGATGCTTTCTTTCAAAGTGGAATTTGGAAACAAATTATACAGCAGTTGCAACAAGATCAATCAGGAATTATATCTCAAGCTCCTAATATGAGTATGAGTGAAAACGTTAACATGGCAGAAAAAATGCCTGGTGGCGGAATAGCTGATGTTGATGTCAGAGAAAAAGTTGCAATGGCAGCCAACGGCGGTTTGATGGGTCTCTATAACAGAGGGATGTAGTCATGGCTGGTTTAACAGCAATTAAAAGAAAACGTTTTCAAGGTGGTGGTGCTGATATGTCTACTGTATCGGCTGCAGATCTTGGAATAAGTTCTGATACAAGTAAAAGAGAATACACTCCGTCAGAAAAACAAGAACAAAGAGAAACAAGAGAGTTAAATAAAAGAATAGCTGAAAACCAAGCACAAAGAGAAAGAGACGCTGTAATAGAAGAAATTTTAGTTACTCCAACTGGAAGAAACAAAAGACTTAATGCATTTCAACTTTTTAACAATAAATTTCAAAGACAAAAAAATTTAGAATTAGCAAGAAAAAGAGCGTTTCAAAAATACCGAGACATAGAACAGTATGTAGATGTGATGGATGACTATAGTTTAACTCCAGAAACTCTTGCAGCAGAAATGGAAAAAGCTCAAAAAGCTGGCAAAGCGTATGGTTATGACTTTAGTGGTTTAGAAAAAGGCAAGGAACTTTTAGGAAGTAACATTGGAACGAGTATAGAATCTTACCGACGAAACTTGTACGATGTAAATCCTAGTCAAACATATAGTGCCATACAAAGTATTTTAAATGCAGCAAGACCAGACACACAAGTTACGGCAGCAAATACTTTACAAAAAGCAAGAGATTATACAAGTCTTCTTAATAATGCAAACACGATGACCAATCAAGCGTTAAGCGATGCAATGACAGAATTAAAAAATAGAGGTAAAACTCCAGATCAAATTAATCCTCCAGAAGGTAGAGGTGAGGGTAACCAAGTTTATCTACCTTATCAACAAGTATTGCCAGAGGACGATTATGAAAGAGAGCAAAAAGAATTTGCTTTTAGATTTGGTGATCCGCAACAAGTTGGAGCAGATGTAACAAGAGCTTCATATATATTTAATCAAGGTGGTAGAGTTCCAGCAGCAGGTGGCGGCATCATGAATGCAGTGCCAAGACAAGGATTTTTTTTAGGTAAGATTGCTAAAGGAATTGGTAAAGCTGTAGGTAGTGTAGCCAAAGCAGCAGGAAAAGTTTTAAAAAGTGATTTTGGTAAAGCAGCAGTTTTAGGATTAGGAGGATATTATTTAGGGGGTGGACAAATGTTTGGTTTGAGACCTAATGCTCCTGGTTTTAGTTTTGGTAAATTAGGTTCTAGTTTATTTTTAAAACCAGGCAAAGAAACTTTTTCTTTTGCAAACTTAGATCCATTAAAAATGGCTGGTTTACTTACATTAGGTGGAGCTGCTATGGGTCCTGCTAAACAAGATACTTTAGGCGACGGCACTAGAGGGCAAAGATTATTAGACTCACAAGGTAACGAAGTAGTACCAGCTGAAATAAGAGCTGAAATAAGAGAAGCTTATGAGTCAGGAGACGCTGATAAAATTGCAGCTATTCAAGATTATTATAATTTTTTACCTGGTTTAAATGCTGTAAGATTACCAGACGTTTCACCATACCTACCTTATCCAAACTATGCTGACGGTGGAAGAATTGGTTATGCAGGTGGTGGAGGTAAAACACAACTTGAATTACCATTTGGTGAGCCAGATTATTACATTGGAAAAGGAGAAAATAAAGTAGGAATATATAGACAAAAAGATGGTAAGCTTCTTGCTGTGCCAGTAGGACTAGATGGTTTACCTAATTATGCTCAAGGTGGTAGAATCAAAGCTCAAGAAGGTGGGCTTATGAACCTTGGAGGCATGGAAAAAGATTATAGAAATACAGGTGGTTTTGTTGACATTGGTGCTAAAGAAAAAGCTGACGACGTACCAGCAAGACTTAGTGTAAATGAATTTGTATTTACTGCAGATGCGGTTAGAAATGCTGGCGATGGAGACATAGATAAAGGTGCAGAAGTCATGGAAAATATGATGAAAAATTTAGAAAATGGTGGTAAAGTATCTGAGGAATCACAAGGAAACACTGGCGCTCAAGAGATGTTTAGTGTATCAGAGAGAATAGGAGAAGTAATTTAATGGCAATAACAGAAACACGTAGTTTACCACCACAATTTGTAGAAGATCTAGGTAGAGATTATGCAACGCAGTTAACAGGTTTAACTGCATTACCATTAGATACAACAAAATTTCAACCAATGGTTGCTGGTCAAGACCAAGCAACTAAAGATGCTTACGCATTAGCCACAACTCAAGGCACAGGTATAGGCGCATATGCACCATACTTAACACAAGCTGGATCATATCAAACAGGCACAGGAACGTTTGCAGGTTTACCTACAGACATGAGGGGTGCACAAGATTTAGTAGGACCTGATGCTTACAAACCATTTATGTCGCCGTATCAACAAGACGTAATTGATGCAACAATGTCTGAGTATGATAAGCAAGCACAAACAGGTTTAACAAATATAGGATTAATGGCTGCTAAATCTGGAAACTTAGGTGGTGGTAGAGAAGGTGTTATGAGATCACAATACATGGCTGACTCTGATGCAAAAAGAGCTTTATTAAATGCACAATTGTTACAACAAGGATTTGGTCAAGCACAAACTGCAGCTGACAGAGCATTTACACAAACACAACAACTAGGAGCTGATCAACAAAGAATGGCTACACTAGTTCCAAATTTATACGGGTCAGATATTTCAACGTTGGGTCAAGCTGGGCGCGGCCAACAATTGTATGAACAATCTGTTCTTGATCAACAAAGAGAAGCAAACAGACTTGCAGCTTACGAACCATATGAAAGACTTGGTTACATGGGTGCTGGTATGGGTAACGTTATGGGTGGTGCTATGGGTCAATACACTTCACAAGTTACACCTAATCAATCGCCGTTGCAGCAGGCGTTAGGAATAGCTTCGTTAGGATTGGGAGCATACAAAGCTTTTAATACGTAATATGTTTAACAGAACTTTAAATAGACCGATGTTTAGACGTGGCGGTAAAGCTGGCGGTGGCATTATGACTGGTGTTCAAAGACAAGGTTATGATGGAACTGATGATAAACAACTTGTTGAAGACAATGATCCAATGAAAGACATTGGAAAAAAAGTAACTGACAGAGTAAACATCATAGAAAGTCTAACTCCTAAATATCCTTACAAAGGATCTGATTTTTTTATGGGACTAGGTGCTAACATATTAGCAGCTCCAGGTGGTCAACCTATTTTCCAAACAATAGGCACTGCAGCTAAAGAGCCATTAAATTTATTAATGAAACAAAATATAGCTGAGTATGGTAATAAAAGAGACACTGTTATGCAGGTGTTTAAACAATTAAGTGACGAAGACAAAGATGCATTAATAAATAGAGCTGAACAAATGGTTGCAGCTGGTAGATTTAAAACTGTACAAGAAGCATTACAAGTATTAGTTCCAACATATAGAAAAGATCAAAGTCCAGAAGAGACTGAAAGAGAAGACCTATTAAGAAAAGAAAAATTACAAACTACTCAAATTGAAGATCTTGCAAAAATATATGAAATAGGAAGAACTGATGCTGTAGTTTTAAATGATTTTATGAACGATCTTTCCGAAGGAAAATATAAAGGTGTTTATCATGACCCCGAACAATATTATATTGAGGATAGTGATGTTGGTAGAGGAACAGATGAAACAGAAAAAAGATTAGTTATTAGAGATTATGACCCTGAAAAATCTGATTACAAAGAAGGTAGAGTCTACATAGATTTTTTAACTAAAAAAGCATTTGTTAAACAAGGACAATTTTTAATTCCATACGAAGATTACATATCAGAAACAATTTCAACCGACTAGGAGGCTAAATGGTATTTGGATTTGACCCCCGTACACTTGTTGAAGAAGATCAAGACGAAAAAAAGAAAGAAGTAAAAAAAGCTGTTGATTCTGTATTAACTTTTGAAGAAGAAGCAGAAAAGAACGAAGCTTTTATTCGTAAACAAAGTAACATAGCAAATGCATTTGACACTGCATTTCAAACACTTAGAGACTTTCAATTTAAAAAAAAACATGGTGAAGATGCGTATATTGAAAAAAAATTAAAAGAAGATCCAGAATACAGAGACTCTAGAAAATTTAGTGACGCAGAAAACAAAGAATACTTTCGTGAAGAAATGGAAAGTATGCGAGGTATTTTGGAAGGCGCTAAAATTGATTGGGCTACGGGATCAACTATTTTTCCTGAAGACGATAAACTTAATGAAAACCAAAAAAGAATTTTAAAAAAAGGTAAGTATTCAACTCTTGCTAGTGAAGCAGGAGAAACAGATGAAAAAGAACCATTTAATTTTTCAGTAAAACAACCAGGTTCAGGTGGGTTTATTTATACAGATTCAAAAAGCATACCTTTTGAAAGTGAGGTTGGAGTTACTGAATCAATTCTTTCTGCTGTAGGTTCGGGGGCAATTAAAATACCAAAAGGATTTGTTAACCTTGGAGCAATGATTATGGATGCTGTAGGTGAAGATGGAATACCTGTTGATCAAAGTAAAGTTGCACAATTAGAAAACTGGTGGGATAAAACTTATTTTGGTATGATTGAAAAAGAATTAGATACAAGAGCTAAAGAAACAGCTATTGGTAGAATTACAGAAACATTAGTACAGCTATATGGTGGTTGGAAAGTGGTTGGTAAATATGGTGCTAAAGTAACTGACAAAGCATTTGAAATATATAACAAAGCAATATCTGGAGTTAAAAAAAATAAATATTTAAGAACAGCTGGTAATAAAGAAGGCTACAAGTTAGCTAAAGAAGTAGAAAAATGGAATAGACTTTCTGGTAAACAAAAATTTGTAGGTTTGTTTGTGGGTGGTGGTGTTACTGGTGGTGTAGTTTATGATGCAGAAAACATAGGAACTTTTGGAGATATATTTTTTGATGAAGGTGAGCTTACAGCATTAGATAGAGATGGTAAACAAACAGCTAAAGATGATGCCATGAGAATGATCTATAACAAATTAAAATTTTCTGGTGAAATGGGTTTTCCTATTATACCTTCGATAGTAGGTATGGGTAAAATTGGTAAAAGTATTTTAGATGCTAGTGTTAAGCGAGCAGGTCAAGCAACTAATTTTGATAAATTTGTAGAAAAAGTTATAGCACGTCCATTTAGAGCTCGAGGACCTTTTCCTGAACCTCAGTTTCAAGGCATGCAAAGATTAGAAGGAAAAAAATCTTCAGCTAATTTATTAGCAACAGATTATTTAAAAAACATAGATGAAATTACAAAACAAATATCTAAGTATTCACAATCAGCAGCTAACTCATCCGGCATGACTAAAGAATTATCTGATTTAATTATTAAAGTAATTAACAAAGGAAATCTTGGCATTAAAAATGGTAGAGTTGTTGTAAAAGGTTTTGATGATAATTCATTAGATAATTTTTGGAATGCTATTACTAAACAATTAAAAGTAAAACCAGAGGATGCAACGAAATTAATAGACGAACTAATGAATGTCCATACATCATGGGCTCAGTTTATGAACGCAGTTCTAAAAGGTAAAAATTTAAATGTAAGTGCTAAAGAATTTGTAAAATTAATGAATGAAAGAATTGGTAGTAGTTTAAGTTCTGAGTATAAAATTTTTGGTGAAAAAAGTTTAAAACCTGTAAAAGAATATGCCCCATCTAATGATGTAATAGATGAAGTTGCTGATATATTTGTTAGAAGTGCTAGAGCTAATGGTAAACAATTAAAAAAAACAGATGCACAATTAATTGTACAAGACATTGTTAAAAACGTTGAGCTAGATCCACAAACATTTAGTCCTATTTTTAGATTTGAAGCAGCTGACATTGCAAAAGACAAAGCATTAATAACTAAAAACATAGCAGAGAACATAACTGGTGGTGGTAAATTTAAACCAGATAAAAAAGGTGGGTTAATACAAACTAAATCAGATCTAGCAGCATTTAAAGCTTTGTTTGGTGAATTTAAAAATGTTAACTCTATTATTTCTAATGTAACAACAGATCTTGCAGAAATTGCATCAAGGGATAGATTTTATAATGTAATTAAAGAAGGTTCAGATGCTTTAATTAAAAAAGGTGAAATAGGTATTGTTTATCCTACCTATAACTCAGCTAGAAAAGCTTTTGGAATAGATTCAGAAATAGTAAATGCATCAACAGGTTTACAATTACCACAAAAATTAGGTGAACAAGCATACACTGTTCCGATCAACGGTATGTTTACAACTAAAGTTATAGCTGATGGATTACGTAGAGGTGCTGCTAACACAATGAACAGCATTACAAAAAATGCAGCATATCAATATGCAGTTATGGTTCCAAAAGGTTTAGTTCAAATGGGTAAAACAGTTGGAGGTCCATTTACTCACGCAAGAAACTTTTCATCAGGTGCGGTGACTACTGTATCTATGGGTAACATAACTCTTGCTATTACTAATCCAGGTTTTGCTTTAAAATCTTTAAAGACGGCATTTAATACATTGCAACCACAAATACTTTATAGAAATGCACCAGGTGCAAAAAGTATTGATAGATATGCAACACCAGAACAATTTTCAGAAGCACTAAAAGGTGAAGGTGGTCAGGCTTTATATAGATTTTTACTAGAAGAAGGAATGGTAAATCAAAATGCTATTTACAGAGATGTAATGGGGCTAATTGAGGACACAGCTAAAACAGGTTTCTTACAAAGAATGTGGAACAAGCTTGGTAATAAAACAAAACGAATATTAAAAGGTGCACAAGATATGTACATTGCTGAAGATGACATATGGAAAATATGGAATTTTTTAGCAGAAGATTTTAAAATTGCTAGAGCATACAACTCTGCATTAAAAAAAGGTAAAATTAAAAAAGCTGACATGCCAGACAGATTAGAAATAATGAAGATGGCAACTAAAAATGTTAGAGAAATGTTACCAAACTATGCATACGTTTCAGAATTTGTACAAGGTTTTAGAAGATCACCACTGGGTAATTTCGTATCATGGCCTTCAGAAATTATTAGAACATCAACAAATATAATAACTGGTGCTAAAAGAGAAATAAAAGACCCTATTTTAGCTAGAATAGGTTATGAAAGAGCAGCAGGTTTTGCTACGACAGTAGGTATTTTAGGACCTACAGCTGTATGGGGATTTAAACAATTATATGGTTTTACGAACGATAAACTTATGGCGCTTAGAGAATTTGTTCCATGGTTTTCAAAAGACTCTACACTCTTACCTGTATATGAAGACGGTAAATATAAATACATAGACTTTAGTAGAGCATTTTTTTATGACACTGTAACAGGTCCTTTTATGACAGCATTTACTGAAATAAATAGAAGAGAAGATGAACCAGTTATTCCTAGTTTAGTCATAGGTTTAACAAAAGCATTGGGGAGATTAGTAGAACCATTTGTATCAGAAGCAATTTGGGTAGGAGGTATCTTAGATATTTATGCAAGGGGTGGAAAAACTAAACAAGGATCACGGATCTGGAATAAAAGAGATTCTGAAGGTGATAAAATTATGAAAAGTATTAAATACTTAGCTAAATTATATACACCAGGTTCTCAAGTTCAAATGGAAAGATTATATGCAGCGCTTAAAGGTAAAACAATCAAAGGAACTGAGTTTGAAGTGTCAGATGAATTAATGGGATTACTTGGTTTAAGAGCAGCGCCAATGAACATAAACAAATCTTTGGAAATTATGATTGGTGAGTTTAGAACAAATGAACGTAATGAAAGAAATTTAATTTATGCAGGAACTCTTACAGGGGATCCTATAAAAGATGATAACAAAATTATTAAGCAATTTATTTTTGCAAACAAACAAAGATTAGAAACATTTGAAATAATGAGAAGACGATATGATGCCGCTAAAATTTTAGGCGTGAAAGAAAGTGAAATTAAAGAAATTTTTAAAGCTAGAAATATGCTGCCTTTATACAAAGCAATTAAAAAAAATAAATTTAATCCTTTTGGTGTTTCTGATAGTATGAAAGATGCTTATGAAAGATTAGCAGAAACATATGATATACCAAATCCATTATCTAAAAGAATATTAAAAAGAATTAGTAAAATAGAAAAAAAATTAAAAAAACAAAAATTAAATAAAGATTTTATAATAGATGAAGAACGATATCTTTTTCCAGAAGAAGGTATTATTGAAAAAGGTATAGAATTATTTAAAGAAGAAGAAAAAAACAAACCATTACCGGAAGGGTTTAGTCAAAAAACACCACAACCTGTTATAAATACCACAGCTATGGCTAATAAAAACCCAATTACAAACTTGACACGAACGGAAGATGCACTACTATCTCCAACAGAAAAAGTAATTGCGAGGAAAACTAATGTCTAAAGATGATGCACTTCAAAGAATAACTTCTCATGAAAAATTATGCAGGATTATGCAAAAACAAACTCATGATAAAATTCATTCTATTGAAAAACAAATACATAGAATAGAAAGCATTCTATTAGTGTCTGTTGGTGCCTTGATCTCAGGAATGGGCTATGTTATATTTACATTAATCACAAAATAAAAAAATTTTTATGCAACTTTCAAAACATTTTACTTTAAAAGAGATGACCAAGTCAATGACCGCTCAACGTAGGGGAATTGACAACACACCAGGAGCAGGTGAGATTAAAAGTTTAGGTGATCTATGTTATGAAGTGCTCGAACCTTTACGTGCACACTTTGACAAACCAGTTACAATAACATCGGGCTATCGTAGTGAAGCGTTGTGTGAGGCGATAGGATCAAAAAAGACGTCGCAACATGCCAAGGGCCAAGCCGTCGACCTAGAAATTTTTGGCGTGCCAAATATTCTC